CCACTCTCCTGTGCGAGTGTTGAGGACAAACGACGGTTTCGTAGACCTTCTGTGCATCGCCACGCCAACCATCATCCTCCATGACTCGTACGGCTTCCTCAGGCGTCTTCGCTTCGAGCCTGTCAACGTAGATGTGACGCCCACGAGCACATGGGGGCGTCCTGCCTTCGTACACCTGCACCCTCGGGAACCCGAACTGCTGCCCGGTCGAGTCCACGAGGATGTTACCACAACGCACGTACGCATGTCCATTGCCAACCACGAACCGCGCGTCCTCGATGCCACACGCGAGGAGGAGCTTGAGCGTGTAGGCGGCCGTGATGGTGCAGGCACCGCACAGGTCGTCGTAGATGGCGAACGACCCGGATTGGAGGCGATACTGCCTCCACGCGAAGCGATGTGCCTCGATGGCGCACCTACGAATCGCGTGACGGCGCTGCCTTGGGGTCAACATGGCTGACTCCATGCTTGCGGCAGGGCGTGTCAGGCCCGCCTCGTGGGTGTTTGACTCTCCAGAGACAGCCCCTGACAGGGCAGAACGTCTCGGGATGCTTCTCTTTCTCCAACCGCGCACGGTACGCAACCGTGCTATAGCTCCTACCCATAGTGCCTCCTTGTGGACTCATCAGGCGCTGCATCACAGCGCGACGCGGGCTGGGCACTGAAGCCCCGACCGTCGATGGGTCGCCCGCGTTTCGTCCTTACGCCACCTTCTCGATGTAACCGTCCTCGCCCACGGTGATGTTGGCGAACTTGGTGCGCTTCGGGTGGTCCATGCACACCGCGTACGAGCGGCGCACGCCCTCCTTGAACTCGTCACCGAACATGCTCGTCTCGACGCGATGCGCGACGAACAGGACCTTGCGAACCTTGACCGCCTCCTTGAGCGCGGCCTTGGACTTGAAGCCGGTGAAGTGCATCATCGCTTGCATTCCTTTCTGCATCGCTCGCAGAGTACAGGGCTCTGGAGCGTGCCGGGTGTGGGGTCGATGACATCGCGGTTGTTGCAGCGGCCACTGGCGCTGTTGTGGCCCTTGTAGCAGTCGCAGCGTGCGCCCCAGCGTTCGCCGTTCTTGGGTTCTGCCATCTACCGCTTCTCCCGAAGGTATTCCACCTTCTCGACGGGCAGGAAGTACGTCGGCCCGTCCTTCTGGTCGAGCACGATGTCGCCGTGGACGATGTTGCGGTGCAGCCGGGTGTACGTGTCTTCGCTGACCAGCAGCGTGATGCGGACCTGCTTCATGCAGCCCTCCCGAGTTGGAGTGTGGTGAAGCGATGCTTCGTGGTGTAGCGTCCAGACGTGTAGTCGTGAATCACGAGTGTGCCGGTGCGGGCATCCACACCGAACTGCGGCCATCCCTGCCAGTCCCAGCCGAAGCTGTAGCCGCTCTCGTGGAACAACCTCTTGGCCTGCCGATACAGGGCCTCCTCGTCCCACTCACTCTTCCAGCCCGAGTCACCGGGCTTCACGAGCGGCACGAACTCCTGCACGACGTAGCCGTCGTGAACTTCGAGCAGCGCGGCGAAGTACTGCCTGTCCTCAGGTTCGAGTTCTGCCCACGTCGCGGCCTCGCCGTTCGCCTGCGGCGTGAAGCGGTCCACCTTGACCACGATGCTGCCATCGCCGTAGATGGCGCGTGAGGTCGTGTCGGAGATGAGCGCGAGGCACTTTCCATGCGCCTCCACGCCCACGAGCTTCTCGTGCCACTCGACACGCTTCATGATTCCGTTGTACTCTCGAACACGCTCGTAGATGAGCGCGATGCCGAACAGCGACTCGGTGTCAACCACCGTACGCCTCCTCCTCCAGCGTGTCGATGAGCGGCTCGACGGCCGCGTTCACGTCGTCCATGTTCACCGTGTAGTCGGTGATGACATCCCAACCGCTGTTGCCAAGCACGAAATAGAACCAGCCGCTCTCCTCGCCCTTGCGGAAGAAGGCGTGGCTGTCGTCACAGGCGAAGAGTTCCTCCATCGCCTTCTCGATGCTCGGGGCGTGCGTCTCGTCCTCGCCGTTGCTCACGGCGGTCAGCGTCCAGCCCTGCCTGAGCGCGGCCTCGATGACGGCCTTGACGATGATGCGCTCGACTTCCATCCTGCGCTCGTTCGAGAACATGGGATTCTCCTGTGGTTTCGCCCTTGTGGGCTCGTCAGGTGTGCTGAGTGTAGCACACGACCACTCACTCCACACGAGGTTTTCGGTAGCGGGTCATCGCGTTTCAGGCTCGCCCATCACCCGATGGGGTCATCGCTCCTGCTTGGGCATCGCTGCGGGGTGTTGGCCGCTGCGTCTTCTGTTCGCCCAAGATGCGCTCTGCTGAACGCTCGTGGAAGTGGCTTATTGACGCCGCTAGGGCTGTTGCTCGCCCTTTCGGTCGCCGCGTGCCTTGGTCCCGCTCCCGGTGGGTCCTCCGGGGCCGTCACGCTGGTGTGGAGCTTGGCGTCGGTGCCGGGACCCTGAGGTCGCCCGGCTCGCACCGTACAGCGGTTCGCGCCTCTCCAGTCCACGTCTGGCTCCGGGTCCTCGTGGACCCCAGCCTGTGGACACTGGCGTTTGTGCCGCCTGCGTTCCGCTCCATCTGTCGGGGGTCCCGCGCTGCCGTCCCACGGGTCACTTGCGGTGCCTTCGGGCTCTTGGCGGTTCCCTCGTCCCCATCGTTGCCGGGGACCATTCCCCAGTGCAGCCGCCATGCCAGTCGGCTAACTCGTTGCGGGACATGAGCGCCGTGCCTCGCGAGGCGCTGGGAATCGTGCGGATTGCCCCAACTCGTGGGTCATTCTGCACGGTGGCGGTTTCAAGCTCATGGTGTCAAGTGTGTCAAGTTCGAGCGATTCATTGGCGTTTGACATGCTCCTGACGTTTCCTGGTGCGAGCCCGTTGTGTGGACGTGGGACCGATACACTTCTTGTTCGCAAAAAAGACAAATGGACATCCAAGTCCATTGTCTTTTGTTGTGAAGAAGGTGTATATATATTGAAGGCAATGCGAGCAACGCGCGACGCCTGAGGCGTCTGTCGCACGCTCCAACGTGGCCGCCAAGGCCATGCTCGCGCTAGTGCACGCATGTGCAGTAGGGCCGCGTGGGCTCTAATGTGGGGCGACCGGGCCTCGGCTGGGCTCAAGCAAGGAACGTGCCAGCGCGCGAACCGCTTGCGTGGGGCGAAGTTGCGTGAGTTCACGCGGACTTGACATGGCTGGCTGGCCCCCGTGCAAGGAACGTGCTACACTGGACTTAGAGGGCCACCCTCCGCGACGAGCGTGGGGGGAGGGGCCGCGCGCGAGGGACCCAAGATGGGCGCTCACAGGCACTTAGGGCCAGAAAGGATTTTTCATGGTCGCAAATCAGATAGCCCTAGCTCGGGACTACATCGTACGCAACCCGAAGGCAACAAACTACGAGGTTGCACGCGAAACCGGCTGCTCACTCCGCACTGTGACCTCCGCGAGGGCCGAACTTCGCCGACTTGGGCTCGTTGCCCCAGCTTTCGGCGACCGTGGACAGTCCCACCGACGCGACGAGGCGGCCCGCGAGAACTCGTCAAGCCCGAGTGAACCCTTCGACATCGACACAGCGGCCGACCTGAACGCTGCGGTCGAGGCAGAGCGGGCACGAGGCAAGGAAACTGACGACGACCTCGGCGAGATGACACCCGCCGAGTTGAAGAAGATGCTCTGGCGCGTGATCAAGCGCAACACCGACGACCGAGTTGTCGTCGCAGCGGCTTCCGCGCTCGGTCGCATTCAAGCCGACCTCGAAGCGCGTCCTCTCGGACCCGGCAATCCGATGACGAAGGCCGATGCGAAGGCTCGACTCAAGATGCTGTTCAACGCCTGTGGCCTCCCGCTCGTGCTGGAGGTCCTCGAAGAGATGGCGGGGGTGACCCCGAAGGCGGAATGACATGTTCTCTGGCCTGCTCGACTTCATCCAGCGGTTCTTCGACCTCTTCATCTGGTGGACCGTCATCGAACCGTGGGAGCAGGGCATCCGCATCCGCCTCGGGCGGAAGCGCAAGCAGCTTGGGCCGGGAATCCACTTCAAGATTCCCTACGCCGACACCATCTTCAAGCAGGCCGTCCGTCGCCGCTACACGCACTTCGGCCCGCTCTCGGTCACGACGCTCGACGGCCAGACCCTCACGGTCAGCGGCTCCCTCGGCTACCACATCAGGGACCTGAACCTCCTCTACGACCGGCTACACCACCCCGAGGACGGCATCCATTCCATCGTCGCCGGAGCCATCGCCGAGTACATCGCTTCGCACGACCTCAAGGAGTGTAGCCCGCCGGACATCGTGGCAGGTGTCCGGCCGCTCTTGCACCTTCGGAAGTTCGGCATCGGCGTTGTCCAACTCACGCTCACGCAGTACGCGAAGATTCGCGTCTACCGCATCATCAATGACGCGGACACGGGCGCAGGTTGGGGCGACGCTCTCGACACGGAAGCGCGTCACGTCTAAGAAAGCGCAGGGAACACATGATGGCAGCCCCGGCACAGGCCCATGTCTTCACGCCCGGATGCGGGCATATCCACAGCACCAACTGCTGGTGCGAACCGAACCGTTTCTACTGGCTCACGGCCGAGGACGGGTCGGCTATCTACGTGTGTGAGCACAACGACGACACGACTGCGCCTCACGAGGCGGTGGTCACCACACGCGACATCCACAACGACTGGGTGACGCAGACGCTCGACCGAGCGAATGCCCCGGTGAAAGGAGCACGCTAATGTTGACGAGCCATTGCCAGTTCTGCGGCGCACCCAAAGCACAGGCCCAGTGGGCCAACGACTACTGCGCAGAGTGTGAGACTGTCCGCAGCGAGACTCGCGCGGCTGTCTCGATGGAGAACGACAAGCGCGTCGCCGCGAACGCGAAGGTCCTTACTCCCGAGGTGAAGAGCCAGCTTCAGCAGGCGGCCGAGCGCGACTACACGGGCGAACTCGCGAGACAGCTTTCGCGCGACCTCGGGCTTCAGCCCATCATCGACATGTCGGCCGCACTTAGGGAGGCGCTCGCGAAGCGAGCGCATACCACGAACTCCGGTCACACTGACCCGCGTGCGGTGTTCAACCCCGGCTTCGCTGATGCGCGTGCGGGCAACCTCGGCATGGACGCGAAGATTCCGCCGGGCACTGTCACGAGGAGCGCGTAATGTACAAGAGCAAGACCTTCCGCTACGGCAGCGTCTCGGTCGGCTTCGACAAGCACGAACTCACGCTGTTCTCGCTCGACTTCATGCTCTGCATCCAGCACAAGGAACTGAGCTTCAACCTCCAGTTTGCTGGCCTGATTCTCTCGCTGCATCTCTACGACGGCAAGACGTTCGGAAAGGACATCGAGGATGAAGCCGGAAAGTGAGTGGTTCCGCCCGCCGACGTGGCTCGACAACCTCGCGAGGCGAGGCGACTGGCGCATCTTCTGCATCATCGCCGAGCCCGAGTTCCAGCAGGGCACCTACGGCGTGTACTACGAGGTGTCCGAGGACTTGATGCTCGTCACCCCATTCGGCGTCCTTGAGATGTTGAAGAAGGCCGCAGAGGGCGAGCTTCGCCGCCGCATCGAATCCGGCGACCCGCAGTACAAGAAGGGCGAAGGCCAGATGCTCGAAGTCTTCCGGTGGACTCCGGTGATTGTTCGCACGATGTCCGGGCGCGTCACCGTTCGCACCGACCACGAATACGTGCTCATCGACCCGGTTCTGAGCACCGGACCGACGCTCACCACGGGGAACTTCCTCGGTGGTGCGCTGGAGGGGAACTTCCAAAGGACCGACAACGATGACTCAGGTAAAGTGGGACCTTGAAGCTGAACGTGACCTGTGGACGGCCATCTGCGCCCCGAGGCGCTGGTACGCAGCGGACGGTGAGACACCTGAAACTCACCCGCAGGCGCTGTGGTACTTCATTGCTCTAGCGTGGGGAACAGAGGCGTACTTCCAGAAGCGGAAGGGTGAGGCGCGCTGGCTCCAGCCGCGTGTCCACCTCCAGCTTGTCACGTGGCTCCAGTTCCATCTCCTCCGTTGGCTCGACCAGCGTTCCTCCGGCAGCGACGACCGCTACTACATCGGTGTTGTCTGGCCGCGTCAGTTCGGCAAGACCGTCATCGCGACGAAGGCCGCGTCCCTCTGGACGCACCTCGCGGACCCGGATATGAGTACGCTGTACTTCAGCGCCACGCACCCGCTCTCGAAGTCCATCCTCGGCGCGGTGCAGGAGGTTATCTCAGGGAAGAACAAGCTGTCGTGGTTCAGTTGGCTCTACGGCAACTGGCGCGCGAATGACCGCAAGTGGGACGGCACCGAGTGCGTCCACGGCTACCGCGAGATGACCTCGCTGGGCGAGCCTTCGTTCGACACGACAGGCGTCGAGATTGGTATGACTGGCTATCACCACGACCAGCACATCATCGACGACCCCATCTACGCCAACAAGCTCCGCGAGGGCGGCACGTACATGAACACGGTCCACACGGCCGTGGACGCGTGCTACAACGCACTGAAGCCGAACGGCCTCATGATGATAAATGCCACGCGCTATCTGGACGACGATGTGATTGGTCGGCACCAGAAGCGAGAAGGTATCTCGACGTGGAACGGCATGGTATGCCCGAACACGGCACTCTTCGAGACTGTCCCGATGGGACACGGCTCGTGGCATGTGAACTTCTGGCAGACCGAGAACGAGGAGACGGGCGAACCGACGCTCCCCGAGGTCTACAACAAGGTGAAGATTCGGGACCACAAGAAGCGCGACCCCGAGGACTTCGCCTGCCAGCAGCAGAACAACCCCGGTTCCGGCGAACACGCGCCTCTCGTGGAACGCCAGATACACGACATCTTTTGCGACTACCGCGTCCTTAGAGGGTACGGCGGTGCAGTCGTGAACCCAGTCGCCACCATCCATATTGACACGGCCTTCAAGAAGAAGGACAGCATCGGCAAGGGTGACGATTCGGCCATTGTGGTCTGGCTCCACGATGAGCGCCCGAACGGCCTCATCTACCTCGACACCGCGAACCTCAAGGCATCGAACGAGTGGCGCGCCGAGGACTTCCACGCCGAACTCATTCGCGTGTGCGTCAACCTGCGCCGCCGAGGCATCCCGATTCGGTGTCTCACCGATGAGAGCGATGGCGGTGGCAAGGGCGATGTCTACCCGAGCGTGCTGAAGGCGGTGCTCAACGGCGCTGGCTTCTACATCCCGATTCACCAGTTGAACCGGCAGGGCACGAAGAAGCGTTCGCGCATCCGCAAGAGCGCCATCCACTGGGCTGAGGGTTACGTCCGCATCCTTCTGGAGCGCGACTGCACATGTGGGCAGGACCTTCCGGCCCTGATGTGCCCGCACTGGAAGAAGCCGCCGCTCTTCCTCAAGCTCATGAATCAGATGCTTCGCATCGACGCTGTGGACCACGATGACCTCGCGGACGCAGCGGCCGACGTGTTCATCGAGGAACTGCCGAACGGTGGGCGCATCTGGCGCAGGCCGATGGCTCTCAACTTCCTCATCCAGTCGGACGAGGGGGCGATTCCCATTGCTCCCGACGACGACGCCATCAAGCGCAACCCGCTCTCGCGTGTGATGCTTGAACAGATTGCCGCGACCGAGCAAGAGTACGCAGACCTGATGGGTCCCGGCCACGGACCTGATGACTACTACATGCCCCCGAGGCAGCCAGTGTAAGGAGACGCCAATGGCGAACGTAGTGCTTGAACCGCTTCCACCCGAGGTGCAGGCCATCATCGACCTCATCAACGACAACATCTCGGTGATGATTGTGAACCGCGAGAGGCTGCGTGCTCTCTTCGACGCCTCGGCGGGTGTCTCGCCGAAGGCGCTCATCGCTGGCAACGACTGGACGATTCTCCGCGACCTGTATCTGGTGGAGATGAACGATGCAATCGCTGGCTTGCAGTCAGCGGCGAACCAGACGCAGGCCCTCACCTAGAAAGGACACGACCGTGGCGATACCTGCGGGCATCTGTGTCGCGTGGCCTTCGACTGCGGCGAGCATCCCTTCGGGATGGACCCGAGAGACGGCGCTCGACTCGCGCTACATCCTCGGGGCGGGAACGGTTCAGGACACGGACCTCTTGACCGACCGAGGCAACACGACTCACACGCACACGTCGCCCGGCCACACGCCGACGCAGAATCCGCACACCCACACGTTCCATGTGGACAGCAACACAGCGGACAACTCGCTCATCGACGGCGCTGGTGGTGGTAATGTCCCAGCGTTCACGCATGGTCACACGGCTCCGGCCACCTCAACTGCTGTAACGGGCATCAACAACAGCGCGACAATCACGGTTGACGCTGCATCCAATGACCTCGCATACAAGGAAGTCATCTGGATAAAGAGCGATGGCACACCTGCCGCGCTGCCACTCGGGTGTTACGTCTTCTTCGAGTCGGATAGTCTACCTTCGGGCTGGGCTCGGGTCGTAGGCGATACATACCTCAAGGGGGCCGGTTCTGGTTCCGATGGCGGTGCGACAGGTGGCAGCAACACGCATTCGCACACCTCGCCCGCACACACGCACACGCAACAGGCGCACAGCCATACCGGCGTATCCTCGGGCGGCGACTCAGCCCTGCTTGGTAAGGGCATTGGCTCTCCTATCGCGACCGTTGGTCACACGCACAACGTCTCGATGCTGGGAGCCACGGCCACGAACCAAGCAGTCACGACGACCGTCGATGCGGGCGATGGACAGCCACCGTTCAAGAAGCTGAATATCGTGCAGACGACTGTCAGCATCCCGGCGAACGTCATCGCGCTCTGGCTCGGCACCAACGCGAACATCCCCTCGGGTTGGACGCGTTACACGGCGATGGACAACAAGTGGCTCAAGGGCGCATCCGCTGACGGGCAGTCTGGCGTCAGCACAGGTGGTGGTTCGCAGCATAGCCATACCGCCTCGGACTGTCAACCCACGCAGGACGCGCACTCACACTCGGCGGTAGACACCTCGACGAACGGCAGCACCACAGCGGCCTCTGGCTCCAACACGACCGTGGCTGACCACAGTCACAGCCCGTGGGATGTCGATGCCGAGGCAGCGACCAACAACGCTGTCGCGGTGACCATCGACCTCTGCACGTCCAACGCGGCACTACCCAAGCACCGCACGGTCATCTACGTGCAGTTCACTGGAGTGACGCCCCCACCCACTCCCGGCGGCGTGCTCACGGTCTACGAGACTGGCCTCTTCGAGACGGGCGTGAACCGCGAGAACGTCGGCCCCAAGCTCACCCCCGAGCAAGAATACGCCATCTGGCATGGCGACATACGCTACTATCCGGGCCTGTTGCCCGGAGGACCTCCGAGGTAACGATGGCTGCGAAGCTGCGCTACGACATTCGCGTCACACATGGTGTAGGCGTCACGGACCTGAAGAACGTCGTGAGCTACGAAATCCTCGACCTGAAGGCGTCGGTCTACCACAAGGTCGTCTTCGAGGACAACACCATTCTCTACATCAACGACTTTGGCATCAAGAGCATTCAGGTGACCCCAGCGGCCAACTAGAAAGGACGCCTCATGCGCGTTGTCGTCTTCGACTTGGAGACTCGCCTGCTCGCCAAACACCTCTCGGAGGATGAAGCGTATGGGTGGGTTCTTCTCAAAGCAGGTGAGGGCGGCATCTCCGCGTGCTGTGTCTACGACTTCACCGACAACTGGCTCTACATGTACGACGAGAAGTCCATCAAGGCTCTCGCCGCGCACCTCGAAAGGGCGGATGTCGTCGTTGGCTTCAGGTCTGAGAGCTTTGACGTTCCGGTTGTTGAGGGCGTACTGGGCCGCCGTCTACGGCTGCGAGAGCATCTCGACCTATACGCGTGTATTGCTCGCGCGAACGCGGCACTCGGCCTCATCGGTCAACGGGGTGACAATACGCTCGACGCCGTTTGTCGGCGTAACATCGGAAGGGGCAAGACGGGTTCGGGAGCACATGCACCTGACCTTTACTCCGAACGGCGCTTCGGTGAACTCTTCGACTACTGCGCCCAAGACGTGCGACTGACCAAGGACCTGTACCTCCACGTCGTGGAGCATGGGCGTATTCGCAACTTCACCGGCTCCAACCTCACACTCGCGCTTCCGGCGCAGGTATCGAGAGGCTTGAATGTACGGCACAAACTTCCTGATTGAGCGTGCCCGTGGTGGCGTCGAGGCGCAGCAGGAGCAGATTATCGACGTAGTGGTGTCGCGGAAGAAGCTCTCCGAGAACCACTACATGGGTATCCGCCAGACGCTGCCGAGGCGCTACGACATGTGGCGTGGTACTTGGACGGGTCGATTCCACCCGCACAAGAACAACGTCCACATCCCGCTCATCTACTCGGCCGTGTGGGCCGACGCGGCTCGCAAGGCGAGTACGTCGCTCAACTCATGGCCCATCGTGTCGTTCCTCGGCTACGGCCCGGATGACATGCCCGTCGCTCGCAGACGCGAGGCACTCGTCAGCGCGCAGATGAAGGACGACAACCTCTTCGTCAAGCAGGTGGAACTCTTCGTGCAGGCTGACCTCTACGGCGTGGGCATCACGCAGGTAGGCTGGAAGCGGCAGCGCGAGGTCCGCGTGCAGGAGTTCATCGACCGGATGCCCCTGAGTGGGCGGGTCGTCAAGCAAATCAAGAAAGGCCCCATCACACTCTTCGATGGGCCGTCCACCGAGAACGTGGACTTGCTCGACTTCTTCCCGGCGGTGAACTACAACCGCATCGTTGACATGCCTTGGTGCATCCGGCGCTACTTCCTCGACCTCGACGACCTCCGCTACCTCGCGTCTGAAGAGGTGGGGACGTTCGACAAGTCCGAAGTGGACCGCATGGAGCGCGAGGGCGGTGTGGGCTGGGACCACTTCACGGACGAGGCCACTGTCCGGCGCTTCGCAACGCGCACGG